AAAAAAAAAAAAAAATAAAAGATAACGGAAACCACCACTCCCGGCCGTCAAAACAGGCATAACTAGGTGGGGTCAAGCTAGGGGAGAGAGGTACCCTCCCGCTAACTCGTTGACCATGAGCGACTTAGGGCAATCTGGCAGGTAGGAAACAGGTAGGAAACAATCCGGAAAGTGGACGGAATGATATCGGAAACAGCTCGGAACGACTTCCGGAAATGAATTTCAACTCATAGATAACGTCGAAAATACATATTTTGTGCAATATTTGGCTAGTGTTGCATTAATACTTCCGGAATGCAATAGTGTAAATTACCAAAATGTTATTTTATCAGCGCGCGGAGTTCGGATTACAGAACCTGAGCACAGGTCTATGTCTTTATTCCGGAATATTTAGTTATAGATGGCCAGTCCTATTTAATAGGCGCCAGCCATATCACGCGAAACTCACGATAAATCGTTGTTCCACGCGCAATCTGGACGAATATTGATGTAATCATAATAAAAGTGAGGCAGGTTATTAGCCTGCCCCACTTCCGGAATTCTACTCCGTGTCCGCGAGCATCGCGGCGACCTTCTTACGGGCCTTCTCTTCCGAGAAACCGAGCCGGATGTAATCGCGCACCATACGCTCCTGAATTTCTTCCGGAGTGACTTCCGATGGACGATACGGCAGAAGCGCCGCCTGATACGCATTGCTTCGGGAATTGGCCTTGAGAACATCGTTCACCAGACCCACGAGTGACCACTTTTTATCAGCGATGACGGCCAAAGCTTCGGCATCGTTGTCAGTCTGGGGATACTCGAAAGTCTTTTCGATTTTCTCCCCTGCCTGTGCATGGCCTTCCGGAACCGCGAACGAAAACTTGCCAGTGAGGTTACGCATTTGTCTCTTCTCCTAGCTTGGGCGAAATTGCCCACGAACGAAAACGAGTCTAGCACACTTCGCGGAATCTGTCAACATCTTTTTCGGCTTCGGCCTTGATTTTCCTTTCTCGTCCGGCCCTTGTTTCGCGTCGCCGTCCGATGCCATATACATATACATACGCCATACCAGCACTTCCGGAATGCCAAACTGTGCAGGACTATGCAATAGTGTGCAACCAAAGTGACAATCAGTGTCACAGGTGACAACAATTGTTGTCAATTTACATCACTGCACGTGACTGCACATTTTATTTTTCTTATGCCAATTACAATTTGCGTGGGTTTACAGAATTGCACATAACTGCACATAATTGCATATTGGCACGCGGTTTGAATTGCACATGATTGCACACTATTGCACATATTTATTTCTTATGCCATGTGCACAGTTTTGCGTTGGCATAAAAAATAATTTATGCAGTTTTATGCAATTGTGTTTCAGGAAAGTTGGCACGATTATTTCTGCGCATAGTTGCACAGGATTGCACACAAAGGCACTACACACCCCTGCACACACCTGCACACTTTTACCTCCTTTTGCACAAAACTGCACGACATTGTCTATTCATATTGGGTAACGTTTTTTAGTAATGGGTCCCATATTATGGTCCCATATTTAGAGTACTTCCGGAATATACATATTAAAATTTGACTTTCAGGCCGACTTGTGGTAAGCTAGGTCTGTCTCGGAAGCACTGAACATCTCATTCCGATATAACTAGTCCTAGTTTAGATAGGGTGAATTATGTCCGATGATTTCGCACCAGCAACCGGAAGTTCTCCTACAACTGAGGATAATAAAGTCAATCCTCAGCTACAGACTTTAATTAATGAGGCGAAGAAAACCAATGCCGCACTCAATCCTCCTCCAACTACTGATACCCCTGCTACTGAAAGTGAAGTAAAGACAGTGCTCGAAGGGGCACTTGCTGCTATTCATATTGGTGAAAGACTAATTGCTAATAAAGATTCAATCATGGGACTATTTCGTAATCACGGAATGGATTCAATGTCAGTTCAAAAGGCATGGGATGAACTCATGTCTATTCTCACATTAGAGGGGTAACATGCCTGGAGCATCACCTGCTACAGCTACGGTTACTGCAAAGGCTGGCGCTAGCGTTCAGTCTACAGCAATCGCGCTGTCTGGTATTACTTCTGTTTCTATTGACTGGAGACGCATGGTCATCCAGTTCTATGTTGGTAATGAATTGACTGGTCCTGAAAAGGAATTCGATTTGACTGGTGTTACTACTTTCACTATTACGAATCCGGCAACTACGCCAGCTATCGTAGTTTCGTAATATGGATAATACTCAAAGAGAATCCATCCGTAAAGAGATGGAAACTCTAACTACGAAAATTACCAATATTGAGAAAACTTACGGACTACCGAGCGATGTTCCTCCTACTCATAAAGAGTATTGGGATATGCTCGATAAACGTCGTTACTTGTATTTGAAACTTAACGGGAAAGATTAATCATGCCGATGGGAATTGTTTCGGATGCAGAATTCGATTCCGAGCGTAACAATGTTACGCGAGGACAACGTGAGGAGTCGAGTTCTGCAACTATAATCCCCCTTCCGACGGCAGGTAGGAAGGAAGGCGATGTTAATGTTCCTGATTCCTTACGTCGTATCATCGGTGATACTTCTGTTACTGATGGTCCTGCTGAAGCGAAAGCATTAGCTACAGCTTTTGGAATCAGTGCAAGTTCAGCTAGTGCTTATTCAGTAGGAGCTACTTCTACTGCAACTTACGATAAGAGACCTAATGCACCTGTAATTGATGGTGCTAAATTACGTATTCAGAAAAGAGCATCAAAGAAACTCCACGTTGCTCTTGCAGCATTAACTCCCGAGAAAATTAGCGAAGCCAAAGCAGTTGAGATTGCATCAATTGCGAGGCATATGTCTGCTATTGTTAAGGATATGGAACCTGAACAGGCTCCAAATTCTAATGATAGGGGTAATGGGCCTACGTTTGTTTTCATGGCTCCCCCAACTATGAAGGAAGAAGTATTTGATGTTAAATACGTGCGAGAATAATGCTTCAAACGATTGTAGCTATTGGAGGCATAATTAGTCTAGCTATAGCTCTAGGTAAAATCGTATATGATAGCGGTAAAGCCGCAGCTAGATTAGATTCGCTGGAACAATGGCGAGTTAATATGAGAACTGATATGCATGAAATAAGTGATAAGATAACTAATATAGAAAATGGAATAGGAACTATTAAAACTATTATCGAAGAAAGAACTGAGCGTAGGTCAATTCCAAGACAAGAGGTATCAGTGAGATAATGCCTACACAGCTTTTGTCCATTGGGTATCCGCAGTCTATGCTACAAAACGTGGCATATGCGGTGCCTGCCCGTAGAGTTTTCATTTCTACTTCTACTGCTGCCGCTGCAATTCAGGGAAGTAATGACCCCACCTTTGGTGATAATCAGGCTATTACACTAACTAATGGGGAAGCTGAAATTGCTTTCTCTTTTATTAGAGCAACTAATGCTGGACCTACTGTCGTTTCACTACGCGCGATGGCTTAATTAGTAATGGCCTTCGATAAAGGAGTTTGGAAGCCAAATAGAAAACAAGCTATATTTCTTGCGCTTCCTTGGTCCATTAAAGAAGGATTTCTCGGCGGTGGTGCTGGTTCTGGTAAATCTGACGTATTACTAGTTTACGGAATAGTTCTTAGACTTCACGAAAATCCACTCTTTAAGCAAGTCTTCATGCGCCGGACTTATCCGGATTTGAAGAAAGAGATTGTGGGTAGAAGTCGTGAAATCTATACGAAATTTGGTGCGACGTTTAATAAAACTGATATGGTTTGGACGTTCCCACGACCAGACCAACTTGGGGGAACAGGAATTGCTTGGGCTGGTGCTCAAATATTTCTTGGACATTGTGAGCAAGAGAAAGATGTCCATAACTATGATTCAATGGAAATTAGTCTTTTTACTCCTGACGAGCTTACTAATAGCACTGAATATATTTACTTGTATATCACTCAGGAAAGAAATAGAGCACCCAAAGGTTCCGGATTGCCTTCAATTACGCGAGGCGCCGGAATGCCCGGTGGAATAGGACATACATTCTGTTATAAGAGATTCGTTCAACCTAATCCTGCCGGTAATACAATTATTATCGGTAAGGGTGGAAATAAGCGAATCTACATTCATGCAACACTAGATGATAATATTGACCATATTGACCCAACATATGCACAATCTCTTGAAGGCCGTCCGGAAGCAGAACGTAAAGCGAAGCGTCTTGGAGATTGGACGGCATATCAAGGATTAGTATTCGATGAATTCAGACATATTAAATATCCTGATGAACCTGATAATGCACTGCATGTAATTGAACCATTCGATATCCCAGACTGGTGGCCGCGTATGGTCATTGGTGATTGGGGTTTCGCTGCAATGTGTTATGTAGGATTTTATGCAATCTCTCCTAGCAAAAGACTCTATCTCTATAGAGAGCTTTATTGGCACAAAACTAAGATTGAAGAATGGGGAGCAATCGTTCGAGATTATATTGAACGAGAGTCTCCTAAAATTATTAAATTCTGTCAGAGCGCAAATCAAGACAGAGGAACAGAACATACAGTTCAATCACAAATTGAAGACGCTATTGGTCATCCGATTGAACTCTCTACTAATTCACCAGGCAGCAGAGTTGCAACCAAAATGCTGCTCCATGAATATTTACGATGGAAAGCAAAGCCCGTAATACCGGCATCCGAGATGCCAATCTATTCCGAGGAATATGCTCAATGGCTTTTTAGAAATAAATCCGAATCTGAATATCGCTCATACTTAGAACTGTTTAATCCTCCTGAAGAGGAAACTAATATCCCGAGGTTACAAATCTTTAGATGTAATCTGGATAATCATGATGGGCATCCTAATTGCTGTCCGGAAATGATTAGTGCAATTCAATCCTGTAATTATGAACAGACTGGAAAAGATGGAAAGCCTGCTGAAGATGTGGCAGAATTTAGTGGTGACGACCCATACGATGATATTCGCATGGCCGTTGACTCTGCTGAAAATTATTTCTCCACTGCTATAACTGAATTTGAAAAAGTGCAGTCGCAGGAGCGACTCACCCAAATGTTAGCTCATACTAATAATATGCATGCCTTTTACATGCAGGCGCGCAAACTAGATGAAAAGAAACCAATGCAAGTAGTTCAAAGATTTCATCGTCGTTCAAGATAATCATTATATTGAGGTAATATGTTTCTATTAGATTGGTATCGTCAATGGCTTGAAATTCGCGAAAGTTTTAAAAAAGAACAAGTCTGCGAATCTTGTGAAACTCTTAAAAGTCAACTAGCTACGGTGAATCATGAGAAAGAAATCTTACTTCAAAGAATCATGGAGAAACCTGAAAAGGAAGTTGAGCGTATGGTGGCACCTCCTATGCAACACATGAGGCCACCAGTTCATACTCCATGGAGAGTAAGACAGCAAATGTTGGAAGCTAATGATAGAGAGAAAGCTCGTGCAACGCGCGATGCTACTAAACCTGATTCTAATACTGAAGTAACTAAAGCAGAACAGGAAGCATTTGAAAAAGAAGTAGACGATGCCGAACGAGCTAGAGAAACGAATACAGGCAGCTAAGACTAAAGTATTAGGTGAGATGCCTGATGTAAATCCAGTCAGTGTGTCTCCATCTGCTGGTATTCTTGATAAGTTGCTCGGAATGCGTCGTAATATTATGGCAATTACTAATCCCTTTACTGGTAATGTTAGTTATAATCCGTCTGCACTAGAAGGACAATCTGATACCGACTTAGAACAATTACTAGCACACGAATTAACTCATTCAAGACAAGCTCAGAATACTCCTTGGTATCAAACAGCGATGAATGCTTTTATGCCACAAGGCAGTTATAATCAACGGCCTTATGAGATGGAAGCATTCCAAAACGAAAAGAACAGAGCAATCGCGCAACATCTATCCATGAGCGACCCTATTACGGGAGCCACGGATATTCCACTTCCGTCGATGAAAACTCGTAAAAAG